ACGACAGAGGTTGTGATTGAAAATCAGTACTTTGCGGAAAGCAAGAACAAAGGCAATTCAGAGGACAAGCCGGAAGATAAGTTCTACCCCATAGACGACAACGTGGAAGATGAAGACCTTCCGTTCTGAGAGGTGAGATAGATGTGCGATAGAGATTGCTTCAACTGTAAATACGATGATTGTATATGCGAAGAAGTAACCGACAGAGATTTAGTCGAGGTGTGGAAAGCAGAATCTGCGGCAGGACTGAGGCTAAATGAGACGCTCACGGATGAAGAAAAACGTATAAGATTCAATGAGAATCAGAAAAGACACCGCCACAAGCATAAAGAACATTATCGGCAGTACAAAGCTGAGTACTACGAAAAGAACAAAGAAAGGCTCAGGAAGCGTCAGAGAGAATATCAGAGGGAATATCGCAGGAAAAATAAAGAGAAGCTATCCGAATACGCGAAAAAATACCGAAAGAAGAGAAAGGAAGAAAAAATTGAAAGAGATAAAAAGGACAACTCCGGAAGATGAAATGAAAAAAGAATACGAATTGTTTCTGCTGACTTCTCTCAGTATGGATATAGATGAATTTATAGATAAGAGCTGTACTTTTGAAGAGTTTAAAAAAATGAAAGA